GTTGTCAAAACAAGTTTCTCCACCAACTGCGTTGATGGGATTTACAGGATTGCTGGATGAAAAAAGTTTTGCCCTTAATCGCGCTGGCGGTCTTCTTGCTAGTGATATGCCAAGTGCAAAGGTCGAACGTCTTGCCCCTAATATTCCCAATGATCTTTTTGAAGTAATTCGTGAAGTTGATGTGATGTTTGCAGAAGCCTCTGGAATTACTCCCGTACTGGCAGGTCGCGGCGAATCTGGTGTTCGTAGTCAAAGCCACGCTTCTAGCCTTGCCCGTTTAGGTTCTTCTCGCGCCAAAAAACTCGCTTTGGTTATTGAAGATTCTTTAGAAAAAGTTGCTACGTTGTACATGAAGTTAATTCAAAAGTACGACACAACGCAGCTACTAGATTCAGAAGGCAATAAGTTTATTCCCGCACAATTTACCAGCGATTATGTTGTCAAAGTGGATGCCCACTCGAATAGCCCAATCTTTACGGAAGACTTGCGAGAGATGGCGTTTAACCTGTTTAATGCTGGCGCTATTGATCGAGAATCCCTGCTTGACCTAATTGAGCCACCCATGAAACAATTGCTTAAAGAGAAATTGAAAATTATGGAGCAAAAACAAGAGCAAGCTCAAATAATGCAAATGCAACAACAAGCTCAACCAAAACCTGAAGGCGGTCAGCCGCCAGCCGAGCCACCTCAAATGCCGGAGGCAGCATGAACAATCCTGAAATAATTGCACCCAAAGCGGATCAACCTAGGGTGACAACAGAAAATTTGCAAAGGGGAGAGCAAGCCCCTAGCTTGCAATACAAAACCAATACTTTCCGTACCTACACACCCCGTACAGAAAATCGTAGTTATTCGAGTCGCATTTCCAGATAAGGAGTTGCAAAATGAACAAAACAGCAAAACGTGGTAGAAAATGCCGCCGATAGCTTGACAAAAGCTATCAATTTGGTTATTCCTATTGCAAATTTTTATTGAGGTTGATATGGGCGTTCCTTCTGAAGAACTTATGAAGCTGATGGAAACTCAGCAGAAGAAACCAAAGGTCGAAGTTGAGGTAAAGACTGATGGTGAGGAATCCGAAGACGAAGGTGAAGGCGAAGAAGAGGGCATGAGTGGTGCCGAAACGCCGCCTATGTCTGCCCCCATGTCTACGCCTGAACCTGCAATGGGTTCAAAAGAAGGCGCAATGGTTGATATAAGTTTGGCTGTCGATCTGATTAAACGTTCGTTGCCTGGCATTGGAGCCAATTCCAAAGAAGGAAAGATGGTTGTAGCGGCAATGAAGGCGCTGATGTCCGTAGTAGGCAAGCGCAAGGATAGCTCAGAGGAACTTAAACAATCTGAAATTTTGCAAATGTTACAATCGCTTCCGCAAGCTGGTGGTCAATCGCCAGAGGGCAAGGCGATGGCAACCGCGCCAGCGGTTCCTGGCATGATGTAATTTTTTAAGGAATCTAAGATGGAACTTTTTAAACCTCGCGGAGCAGCCGCACCCCGTAATCCTACTGACAACAATCAGCAGAACGGACAAATCATTAACACACCTCGTTTCGCCAACATGGGCGGTCTTAACTCAGCAGCTAAAGCTGGCGCTAAGAACAAAATGATGGTTGAGAAACCAGGCGGCAAACGCATCATTTAAGATGCGTTTTTTTGTTTTTAGAATAGGGGATAACCATGTCACTTGAAGATCTAAGCACTGAAGCGCGTGATGAACTTGCTGCACTAGCTCGTCAACTTGCTGAGAATCCAAATACTCGTAAAGACTTTCTGCGTTTGACGAAGAAAGCCAAACCGGATATGCCGATTCCAGAGTTGGAAATCGAGGATGCAACTAATGCAGCTACCGCAAAGATGCAAAACGAACTTGAGTCGTTGCGTAATCAGATGCGGGAAAAGGATGCGGTTGAAGAACTGAATCGCCGACGCTCAAAGCTCAAGGCTAAAGGTCTTATCGAAAGTGATGAGGATATCGAACAAGTGGAAAGAGTCATGCTTGATAAAGGCATTACTAACCATGAAGTAGCGGCTGAGTATTGGTCGTATATGAAACAGGCGGCGACACCAACACCTACTGGATACAATCCATCTGCAATCAAGGGATTTAACCTTGAACAGTTCTGGAAAAACCCAGTTCAGGGTGCTAGAAATGAAGCTGCTGCTGCATTGAATGAATTGCGTCGCAATCCAAAACCAATAGGATTGTGAGCAAGTAGGGGATATTTTTAGATCGGAGATAGATTATGCCTATTGGTGGCGGCATTCTTCCGGCTTCGGGTTCCACTCAGTTTACTGAGTTGACCTACGTTACCCGTAGGGCATTTATCCCGAAACTGGTCGTACAACTTTATAACTCGACCCCGTTGATGGCAGCACTGATTGCTAACAGTCAGCAAGCCTCTGGCGGTGTTTCCTCTGTAACCGTTCCTGTTCAGGGTTCGCAGTTTGTGAACGCTCAATGGTCAGACTACAGCGGCTCGTTCGCTCAACCGTCTGTCCAGCAAGGCGCTTATAACGCTGAGTTCAACCTGAAGCTGATGATTGCTCCAGTACCCTTCCTGGGTATGGAAGGTGCAGTGCAGCAGGATGCAGCCGTTATCCCTCTGATCGAAGCTCGTATGAATGATGCGACCAACGTGATGATGGATGCGATGGCAACCTCGCTGTACAACAACACAAGCAATAACCAGCAGTTTATCGGTCTGCCAGCCGCTGTTGCTGATTCCGGCACTTACGGCAACATCGACCGTTCAACCTACACTTGGTGGAAATCCAAGCAGTATGCAGCCGGTTCGGTTAATCCGACCCGTCAAAACATCCTGCAATACATTTCCGGCACTGTGAAGAATGGCGCTGAAGTTCCGTCGTTCGGCGTTTGCGGTTTTGGTACTTGGACTCTGTTGGCTCAAGACTATGTTGGTCAAGAGCAATACGTCATCACTCCTGGCTCCGGCTTTGACAGTGATGCCAACGGCGCACAAGCTGCTTTCCGCGCACTGATGGTTGCTGGTGTTCCTATTTATCCTGATCCATATTGCCCAGAAGGTACTGTGTACTTCCTGAATACCAACTATCTCTCGCTCTATATCCATGAGCAGGGTTCGTTTGTGTTTACGGGCTTTGAATCGACTCTACCTAACTGGCAGATTGGTTATGTGGGCGCTGTTCTGATGATTGCAGAACTGGTGAACACTAAGCCTAAGTCGATGACGAAGGTGACGGGCTACAACTCTTTGACTCTGTAAGGGAGAACTAGTCATGTCAAATAAAATCCTCGTAGCTGGCGCATCTACTGATTCGCCTGGTGCATTTTTCCAAGCGTATGCTGCTGGTACTGCAACGGTCACGGTTCCTGCCGGTGACTATTACATTACCCCAACAGCAAACGTCACCATTGAACTCAACACTGATACCAGTGGCAATATCAGCAACGCTTCTTGGGCTGTTGTTGTTGCAAATAACACTGGTGGTTACTTTGTGGCTGATGGTGTCAACATTCGCGCTAATGTGTTGTCCGGTACTCCGACAATCACTCTGTTCCAAGTGAACGGTGGTGAGGCGGTGTCTGAGACTTACGCATAAGGAGCCAACATGAATGCAAACCATGTAGGTGCGCTGTACCCAGATAGTTTTGGTAACTTTGGTATTGGTCATGCAGTTGGCGTTTCTGTCGATGCTACTGGCAATGCCGTTGCCCAAATTCCTGTTGTGGGTGGCACTTCATACATTGTTCGCAGGATTGTGGTCGCTAACGCAAATAAGAGCATTGCTACTGGCAACGTGACGATCCTTACCTCTAACGATGGTAATGCGTCCAATGCTGTTAGCAATGCTACTACTTTGGCTTCTGTTACTAGCACATCTACTTTCCAGGATATTACTCTGGCAACTGGTACGGCTACGACAGTTTATTCTGCTGGTTCACTGTACGTTAAGGTGAACACAGCGGTTAGCGGTGGCACTTGCGATATTACTGTCTTTGGTGACGTTGTAACTCTATGACAACTGTTTATGTGACTAACAAGACCGATAAGGTTCTTGTCGATGAATATGCGTTTAAACAGTACAAGTTCCCTGTGAATGAAACTGTTGAAATACCTGTAGAAGTCGCCCGTCACATATTCGGTTATGGCTCTGAAAACAAAGAGCCGGTGGTAGCAAGACTTGGATTTGCTAAAACGCTAAACGATATGCCAGATGGATTGGCGTATCTTGAAAAGTTTATCGTTAGTGAAGAAAAGTCTAAACAAGATCGCTCCTTATCCCCGGCGATTGACTTAGTACCCCCGCCCGTTCCGGAAGGTCGGGTGGGGAGAACCGTCCAAAAAGCCGCTTGAATATGGGAATTAAATGGCAACGTTGTCCAGTTACATCACAGAAGTCAGAAGACTTTTGCATGATGCGAACGGAAATCTTTATTCCGACTCC